TGATGATAAAGTGAAAGGACTTGTAGAGGCTGGTAAAATCGGATTTCCTGAACTCGAAAAAGCATTTACAAGCCTTACTGCCCAGGGTAGCCAGTTTGGAGGTATGATGGCTGCCCAGTCTCAAACCTTGCCGGGTATGTGGTCCAATCTGATGGATAGTTTAGGCCAATCCGCAACAGTAGTAGGGCAAGAGTTGATTACTGCCTTTAATATTAAGGAAAAACTTCAGGGGGTAATCGTAGCTCTGGGGCAGTTAGCTACCATCTTGCAGCAAGAGGGGCTTAGTGGAGCTATTCAAAAATTGTTTCCAGCCGAAGCGCAACAACTCATAGTAATGATATCTGGTGGGATTGTCGGGGCATTGGTTCCAGCATTCGGTTCAATGGCATCCGCGGCATGGGCTGCATTAGCACCACTTATTCCTTTTATGGCGGCTGGGGCTGCGGTAGCGGGGTTGGCCTTTATAATCTACAAAAATTGGGGACCGATCAGACAATTCTTTGTCGATATGTGGACTGGTATTAAGACTACATTTGAAAAGAATGTTGAAGCACTGATTGCGGGTTGGGAGGTATTTAAAACGACTTTTCAGCCTGTCGTGACAGCCTTTTCGAACGCCGGCAAAAAGATAGTCCAAATACTATCAGGATTGAAGGATAGTGCGGTTGAATGGGGCACAGGCTTAGTTCAAGGACTTTGGAATGGAATAGAAACTGCTGGTTCTTGGCTTAAAGATAAATTTGCTGGATGGGCAGGTGAGGTCAAAAACCATGTAAAGAATCTATTTGGTATTCATTCGCCTTCCACTGTATTTGCGGAGATCGGAGAAAACCTCTCGGAAGGCCTTGCTCTGGGCTTACAGAATGCTTCAAGCAAGGTTCGAGAAGCAGCTTTGGGGCTTATTGAGAGTATGATGGGCACGGTAAAGACCGCCGTGGATACCTATAACACCAACGTTGCCCAGGCCATGGAGCAGTTTCGGCAGCAGGAACAGCAGTTAACCGAAGAATATCAGCGTGAATTGGATACCAGAACAAGCTCGTTATACAACTGGATAGGCATATTTGACGAGGTCCCGGAGAAGATGCAGATCACCGGGCAGGATCTCATTACCAATCTGAAGGAACAGGTAGGATATTTTCGGGATTGGCAAACTGGTATTGCAGACCTGGCCAAACGCGCCGTTGACGATGGCCTGATAAAAGAATTGCAGGATATGGGGCCAAAGGCTCTACCGCAGATAGAAGCCCTGTCTTCCATGTCCGATACTGAATTAGGCAAGTATGTCGAGTTATGGAGGACGAAACACCAACTGGCTGGGCAGGAATCGGCACTGGAGTTGGAAGGATTTCGAGTCGAAACCGGAATTAAACTAGAAGCCCTAAGGGCAGACACAAACACCAAATTACAACAGTATGCTCTTGAGTTTGTAACCAAGATTAAGGGAATTAAAGACGATTCTCTAACCCAGCTCCATGAGATGGCCGGCAAAGGTGTGAGCATTGGCAGTTCTCTCATAGCAAATATCATATCGGGTATTGCCTCTCAAAAAGGTGAACTGAGAAGTGAACTTGACGATATAGCCAGCATGTTATCGGAATTCGGGGCTGGTCCCGTGCCGACTGTTTCGTTGTCAGGGATACCCGCTCTTGCTTCAGGCGGCATAGTGAATAGGCCGACTGTTGCACTAATAGGTGAGGCTGGCCCTGAAGCAGTGATCCCGCTCAGCAAGACAGGGGGAGCGGGGGCCACCATCGGTACCATCAATATTTATGGCAACAATGCTGATGAAATCTGGTCAAAGTTTGAGCGTAAACTGGCGCTGGTGGGGGTGAGGCTCTAATGGCAAGAGTAATCACCATCGCCGGCGTCGACCGAACAGGCGATATCAGGTTACAGGATACCACGGTAGAGCTTTTGCTAACCTACCAGGAGGACAGCTGCAGCTTTACTGTTTTTTCGGGCAGCAAGCCGAATCCCGGGGATGAAATCATCATTACTCAGG